CTTTTAGGTCAACCCTTTGTCATAGATACAAAGAACGAACTATACGCCGCACTTCTGAAACAGGTGTTCAATAAGCGGTTTATGAAAACCTTGAAGAACGGCGGCAAAGCAGCCTTGAACCACGGTATTTCATGGCTTTACCCTTATTACACCAAAGACGGGGAATTTTCCTTCCGGTTGTTTCCGGGGTATGAAATCCTTCCGATTTGGCAGGACAGCGAACACACCATTTTGGAAGGTGCTATCAGGCTTTACTTGGTGGCGGGCTATGACGGTATCAAGCCCACGATCATTGAAAAGGTTGAAGTGTTCGATATGCAGGGAATTCATTGCTATATTCTTGATGGTAATGTGCTGATTCCTGATTTAACCGTTGAAGAACAGGATTGTTCCTATGTGATGGCAAACGGGAAGCCCCTGAATTGGGCGAAAATTCCGCTGATCCCCTTGAAGTACAATGAACAGGAAATACCGCTGATTAAGAAGGTGAAAACCCTTCAAGACGGTATCAATGTTATGCTTTCGGACTTTGAAAACAATATGCAAGAGGACGCAAGGAACACAATTCTTGTCCTTAAAAACTATGACGGTACGAATTTAGGGGAATTCAGAAAGAACCTTGCAACTTTCGGTGCGGTGAAGGTTCGCTATGATGGCGAAACCAGAGGCGGGGTTGAAACCCTTGAAATCACCGTAAATGCGGAAAACTACAAGGCTATTTTGGAAATCTTCAAGAAAGCCCTGATTGAAAATGCTTTGGGCTATGATGCCAAAGATGA